TACAGGAAATGTTACAGTTGGTGGAACAATATCTGGTACACTTGCTGCCTCTGTATTAGGAGCAGTCTATCCAGTAGGTTCTGTTTATATTAATGCTACTAGTTCAACTAATCCAGCAACATTACTTGGATTTGGAACATGGGCTGCTTTTGGTGCAGGTCGTGTACCTGTAGGTATTGATGCTAGTGATTCAGACTTTGATACTGCTGAAGAAACTGGTGGTGCTAAAACACACACTATTGCACAAACTAACTTACCTGATGTTAATTTAAACACAACAAAATCATTTAAAACTGAAGAAGGTGCAGACAACAAAGGTTCGTCATCTGGTTCAGGTGGTGCTTATGAAACAGCAGTTATACCTCTTGGTGGAGATGGTACTGCTGTAAACCACATGAATCCATATATTGTAGTTTATATGTGGAAAAGAACAGCTTAATTTGTTATATTAAAGCAAATCAATAAAGGAGATGATATGTTTACATTAGACGAAAAAGAATATGATGAAAGTAAATTGAACGATCAAGGTAAACTTGCTTTAATTCAAATGCAAGCTATAGCAAATAAACGTAATCAACTTACAATACAAAATGATGAATTAAATGTTTTAGCAGAACATTATACTAAACTTCTGAAAGACAATCTTCCTAAAGAAGAAAAGAAAGAGGAAAATGGAACAGGAGAATAGAGAAGCAATTATCCGTATTGAGGGTAAACTAGAGTTGATGGATAATAAGCTCAACACCCTCAAGGATAATCACCTCTATCATGTCGAAAAAGATATGCGTCAACTCAAAGCTCTAGTATGGTTTATTGGTACTACAGTATTTATTCAAATGTGTTACTTGATTATTAGAAGCCTTATGTAGTATTGCACGTATTATTTAAATCATATAAAAATCAAGTATGTCTAATAAATGTATCTTGGTAATATCAGACACTCACGTTCCTTATCATCATCCTGATTTAATACCTTTTTTAAAAGCAATTAAAAAAAAATATAAACCTGATCGCATTATTCACATTGGCGATGAGGTTGACTCACACGCCATATCATTCCATGACTCAGATCCTGACTTATATAGTGCAGGTGATGAACATCAAGCATCTTTGCCAACTATCCACGCTATGGAAAAACTATTTCCCAAGATGGATCTTATGGACTCTAATCATGGATCGTTAGTTTATCGTAGACAGAAAGCTAGTGGTCTACCAAGAGCTGCTATGAAATCATACAATGATTTTTTAGAAGTTGGACCTGGTTGGAAATGGCATGATGATCTTTTAATTACTATGTCAAATGGACAACAATGTTACTTTTGTCATGGTAAAGCTGCCAATGTCCTAAAAGTGGCACAACAATATGGTTGCCCAACAGTTCAGGGACACTACCATAGCTCTTATTCTATTCAATACTGGGGTAATCCCAACAGTCTAAACTGGGGTATGCAAGTTGGCTGTTTAATAGATGCCAAATCACTTGCTTTTGAATATTGCAAAACACAAAAGTCCAGACCAATTATAGGTTGTGGAATAATCATAGATGGATTACCAAAATTACTACCTATGGTCTTGTCAAGAGGTGGAAGATGGAATAAAGTGTGTCCATGAAAACATTAGATAAACAAGTTAAAGGCGATCACTATAAAAAGTTTATTATACAGCCTGCTGAGTTTATCAATATTAACAACCTGCCTTATGCAGAGGGAAATGTTGTAAAGTATGTTTGTCGGCATAAAATGAAGGGCAAAAAGGAAGATATAGAAAAAGCTATACACTACTTAGAAATGATTATAGAAAGAGATTATGAATAACGTGGCACGAATGGAAGTACCAAATAGGATGCGATCCATCAATGTTCGTCTAGTGATAGACAATATGCCTATTGTTTCAACAATAGATTACATTATGAATAGTGAAGGTGTAATTCCTGTTGCGATATGGGTAAAGACAAAAAAATCTGAGTCCACATTAGATAGAGAATTACGCAGCTCTGGTAAAGCTGTATCATTACTTTTGCAGTATGGATGTTCTTTAAAAGAAATATCTGAAACATTTACAAGAGATAGCATCATTGGCTCTGCAGTATGGTACATAAACAAGAATTTAGAAGATATTATTGCAGGTAATCAACCTGACAAATTACCAAATTTATCAACTCAGCCTACTGGCTACACAATAAAATGAACGAAGTTAAAGACAGAATTAAAGCACATGAAGGTTATCGTTTAGAACCTTACCATTGTACTGAGGGTTTTCTCACTGGTGGATATGGACATAAGATACTGGATGGTGAAGAAGTGCCAACTACCCAGGAAGGTTGGGAAGATCTATTTAACAAAGATTTTGAAAAGGCTTTAAACGGGGCAAACAGCCTCATAGAAGAACATTTGGAGAACACTGAGTGGATAGACCTAGAAGATCATAAAAGAAACGTCATACAAGGCGTTTTGATCGAAATGTGCTTTCAACTAGGTCAAGCTGGTGTCGGTAAATTTAAGAAGATGTTTAAGGCATTGGCTGAATGTGACTTTGAAGAAGCATCTGCACAAATGAAAGACTCAAGATGGAGACAACAAACTCCAGCTAGGTGTTTAGAACTAAGCACCATTATACAAAACATTTAAGGACATACAATGAATCCATTATTATTGATTAAACCCCTTTTGGGGTTAGGGGGTAGTTTGCTTGGAAACCCCGTTGCAAAACTTATCACTGAAAAAACTGTCGGAGCTATTACTCACAAGCTAGAGAAGGATAAGATAATTAAAGCTAAAGAAATAGAAGCTGCAAGAGATGTAGATGTAGCTAAGATTGGAGTACAACTAGAACAAGTACGTCAAACACAAAACTCATGGAAAGACGAATGGCTCACTCTTACTTTTAGTGGTATATTTATTTGTCATTTTATTGGACCACTACAACCTTACATGAATAGAGGTTGGGAGATCCTAGCACAAGCTAATGATTATTACTGGGTTATCATACTGACAATAGTTGGTGGATCATTTGGAGTATCTACACTTAAAAAATTTAAGAAATGATTTGGGTATTAACAGTAATGATGTGGTACGAAAGTGAACAAACTAGAAATACTCATCTTCAAGATATAGAATTTATATCTAAAGATGCTTGTCAACAATATCTTTTTGATAATAAAGTAATGTTGGTAGATAGTTTATTAGAAAAATTTAGAAATATAGATGGTATGAATATGCAATCATTTGAATATTTTTGTGAAGGTAAATTTGTAGAATTGGATGAGGTATGAAAGTAAGTGAAAACACCTCTATCTCGATGCCAGCTCGTAATCTTATCAGTATTATTGGGGCTGTTGTTGTTGGTGCTTGGTTCGGGTTTGGAGTCATTGAGCGACTTAATATTATAGAAACAGAACTACAGCTTATGCAAGCTGACTTACTAAAAGCTGCTGAACAAAAACCAATCGACCAAGAGCAGTATATGTTGTTAGAGTTTATCTCTAAAGAGCATGACAAACTTAAAACAGATGTTGAAGATAAGCTACCTATGATTGACAAAATAGATATGCACTCACAGTTTTTAGAAGAACGTGTTATTGATCTTGAAACATTAACAGATAAATTAAGGAATGGAAGTACACATGATTGAGGTAGTATTTGCTATGATGATGATACAGAACGGAGATAAAGTTCTGGAGTATGTTCCTACTGGTGGTATGGCAGATTGTTTACAACAAAAAAGAATTGTTACAAGACAGATTGGTGAAGATCAAGAAGGTATTACAGTTCAATGTAAACAAGTTAAAGCTGAGATGGAAAATGACATGGGGCGTTTACGAATTACTAAAATCATAGATTAGTATTTCATATATTGTTTTAACATAACAGTTGGATCAATGTTATCATCTTTAAGAACTCCCTGGTACACCTTATAAACGTATTGGTCATCAAGACCTGCTAACGAACAAACTAATTTATACTCATCTTGTTGTTGTTCAAACCATAATCGAGCAATCAGACAGTTATAAAATGCCCTTAGTCTCGTCTGAGATATAGCAAACCCATCTTGATCTAATACTCTAAATTTAGGTCCTTGTGTTTTGTTGGGTGCGTCTACAATAGTGACATCATCAAAATCAACACGAGCATCATGGATAGCAAAAACAATGACGGTAACCCATAGTAATGACTCTGGAGTTGTAGCTTCATTTCTAAATAAATGTTCTTGATTTGTTTCCACACATACAACATACCATATCTAGATACTTTGTCTACGGTTGGCACTAATAGTCTGCCATAACTGGCAGATTAGCTTGTTGTGATCCATTTTATATTCAAACTTTAAATATGTTTCTTCTGCTAAACGAAGATTATCTAAATGTGTTTTGTATTCTTCATTGGCTAGTGCTTCTGTCTCTCTTGCAGATACAGACATATTACCACTTAGTTTAGACATCAACTCAGCCTTTATGGTTTTGCTAAAACGATCAAGATCATGGTAAGCTGCCTTTGCAACAGCCATTTCATCTTCATTATCAAGCATCCATTGAAGAGCTTCTTCTACTTGTTTTTCTGTTATCATAAA